CTATAGATCCACCATCGGCAGTTCCTGTCGTTGATGTGCAGGCAGAAGTTCAAAAAGCCACCTCCAAGTTACAACAAGAGTTTGCCGCCCAACTTAAAGAAGCCACTGGTCATGAATCGCTTGATGCGTTGAAAACGCAAAAATTAGCCGATGAAGGTCGCCTGCAAGAATTGCTGGATGACAAAACCAAAGAAGCCGATGCCTACAAAAACCAGTTCCAACAAACCCAGATTGATAACTCGCTATTAAGTGCGTCTGCTGATGCGCTGGACGCTGATGTTATTCGCGGGTTGTTAGCCAGTAAAGCGGTGGTGGATGCTGGCGGTAATGTCACGATTGACGGTAAGACCGTTAAAGATGCCGTTGCTGATTTGTTAAAAGCTAAGCCGTTTCTGGCGAAAGCATCGGGCAATACAGGGTCGAGTACCCAGCAAAGCACTATTACCCCTCCCCCTTCTACTACTGCCAATCTGTCACCTGTTGAACGGTTGAATGCGGCACGCTCACAAGGAGCTAAATAATCATGGCATTAACATTAGTCGAAGCCGCCAAACTTGAAACTGGCGACACCGTTCGCAGTGCGATTATTGAAATGTACGCGGGTTCCAGCGACATTTTAATGAACCTGCCGTTTACCGATATTCAGGGGAACGCACTTAAATACAACCGTGAAAGCAGTTTGCCTGGTATTGGTTTTCGTGGGGTGAATGAAGCCTACACGTCATCAACTGGCGTACTGAATCCATTGACCGAAGCATTGGTTATTGCAGGCGGTGAATTGGACGTGGATACCTTTATTGTACAAACAATGGGGATGAATCAACGCGCGGTACAAGAACAAATGAAAGTGCGCGGATTGGGCTTAGCGTGGACAAAGAAATTCATTAAAGGCGATTCTTCTGCTGATCCGCGTGAATTCGACGGTTTACAAAAACGCATTACGGGCGGTCAGTTGATTGCGGCAGGTGCAACGGCAAACGGTACGCCGTTATCACTGGCAAAACTGGATGAAGCGATTGACCAAACATTGAATCCGACTCATTTGTTAATGAATAAAGCGATGCGCAGACGCTTAACTCAGGCGGCGCGTGATAACACTATCGGTGGCTTTATTTCGTATGACAAGAATGCCTTTGGTCAGACTGTCACCAAGTACAACGATTTACTGATTCTGATTGTTGATTTAGATAACGATGGCGTATCAATTCTACCGTTTACCGAAGCGGCAACCAGCGGCACGGCAACAGCAACATCAATCTATGTGTTAAGCATGGGTGACGGTATGTTGTCGGGTATTCAAAACGGCGGTATGCAGGTAGAAGATTTGGGCAAGATGCAAACTGAGCCTAAATATCGCACCCGCGTCGAATGGTTCAACGGCATTTGCATTATGCACGGTCGGGCTGCTACTCGTTTGTATTCTATTGCTGATGCAGCAATCACTAAATAAGGGGGACTAATGAGCGAATATACCCAACATACATTTGATGCCGCATTGCTGTTAAAAGCAGCGGGTCTGATAGCGGCGACTGCCAACGGCAGTTTGATTGTAGACATTGGTGCAGGCTATGTTGATGCCGATGTGGTGATTGATTTATCGGCGTGTGAAATTGCTTCTGGCGATGAAATTTACACGGTATCTATTGAAGGCTCGAATGATCCGACGATGGCAACGGGTTCCGTGTGTCTGGCTCGTAAAGTGTTCGGCAATTTGGTTGTGCCGATGGATGCGGCGTTAAGTGCAGCTGGTCGCTATGTGCTGTGTTTCAGAAATGAAGAGAACGGCACGCTGTACCGCTATGTGCGGATTCACACTACGGTGGCAGGAACAATCGCCACGGGCATTAATTATTCAGCTTTTATCGGCGCGGAGTCTTAGTAATGATTGTTTATAACGCGGATGGTTTGCCTGAAGAAAAAGAACCCGTTGATGCGCATGAGTGTGTAGCGCGGTGTGGTTATAGTTATGAGCAGCCCGAAACGCCCATAGTCGATGATGATGCGGATAAGAAAGAAACCAAGAAAGAACCCAATAAAAAACCTGTGTAAGTCCGCTGTTTTTAATCCATTTACGAGGTCATTATCATGCTGCAAATCAGTCTGGACTTAGGCAATGTACCGTCGGTATTGCAAGCCTTGGCAGATATGAACGTTGCTCAGAATGTCGCTAATGCGGCGGCTGAGTCGTATGTTGATGATACCTTGGAGTGGATTGGTGCAGGGCGCGGGTTTACCACGCGCACAGGTCAGCTTGAGCAGTCTATTAACTGGTCGCCTACGGGTAATGGGGCGGCTGATGTTTATGCCAATGCTGACTATGCTGGCTGGGTAGAAACAGGGACTGAACCTCATGTGATTAAACCAAAATCAGGGCGTAAGGCGTTGAAGTTTGCAGGTGGCGGCGGTTTTATTTTTCGTCGCGCTGTTAATCATCCTGGTTCAAAACCGTACCCGTTTTTTTATGTTGATAGAGCACACCGTCAGGACAATATGCTGGCGGCGGCTAACTCTGTCTTGGCGCGAGTGATGGCGAATGGCTAATTATTGTGTGTTGGCGGATTGTGTTGATCCTGCCTTGACAATCAGTCAGAAAGATGTGGATGAGGCTAATGTGCTGGTTGATGTATTACTGGCGGCGGCAAGTATTAAACCGTCTGCGGTCATCCTGCCACAGCCGCTGTTGACGACCATTGCAATCAATGCCGCTAAACGTAATGCCTGTATTGGCGGGGCGATGGGTGATAACACCACGCTGATTGAGAAGGCAAACCAGTTTAAAAAAACCATTGATATGCTGGCAGTCGGGATTAATAAAGCCGCATTAGGCATTGCTGAGGATGTGACGGGCGGTAGTTATGCGTCGGTGACACTGGGGCGGGCTTGATGAGTATGGACGTGATTAATGGCTTAATCAGTCATTTAAAAGCCGATACTGCCTTGAGTGCGTTCTTTGTCAGTCATTATGACCGCGCACCCAAGCATTTACTGGGTTATAAAAAATCCCCGAATGCGAATGATCTGCCGCTGTTGTGCTATGTGCCTGTGAAGAGTCAGGTTAAGCAACGCACACCCAGTGCGCGGGTGATTGCCATTGTATTGTTCATTAATGATGACCGTTATCTGAACAGTGAGGGCGTGTTGCTGGATGTGGGCGCGGTAGCCGCAAGTGACACATTGTTGTTTTCAGGCGCGGTGCGTTCTGAACAGGCACAAGATTTAATCGTTAAATCCCTGATGGGTTTATCACTGCCTGATGGGTCGATTATCGGTATTGACTTCACTATTAACACCGATATGACGCTGGGTTTTCCGTTCTTTCAGACGGAAATCGCATTTGAAGTGAAGAACATTTTTAATTTTTAACCAACATAACGGTATCGCGATGGTAATGATGATTCATTGTTTTGCGGCTTTATCCCTTATCCCTATGGCACTGGTCGTACTCGCCACTGTTGTCAGTGTGCGACGTTCAGCGCATTTAAATTATTTAAAAAGAAAAGGTCAGTTATGAAATTACAAATACCCGATGACTTTACGGGTGACGTGCATTTGCATGGTCGCTCATTCGTAGTCGATAAAAAAGGTCAGGTCGAGATTCCTGATAATTTACTGGGTCAGTCATTGTGGCAGCAGGGTTTTACTGTTGTCGCCCCGTCAGAACCCAACACTGTTAAACCTATCGCCAATGAAGTGACTGGCAAGGATAAAGCGTAATGAGCAATAAAGAATTTATTTTATTCGGCACGGGTGATGCCATTTTTGTACCTAAACGTGATGCCAACGGTGCGGTGATTGCTGTGCCTACCCCTGTCAATTTAGCCTCGTGTACTGATATTGGTATCGAGAAAAAAGGCACGGCGAAAATGCACGAAGGCAAGTATCAGTATTCAATCGCTTCTGCCATTGCCAAGCGTTCAATTGAAATTTCGCTGACCTGTAACGTGCATTCGGCTAAGTCGATGGGCTTGTCTACCAATGAAGACGTGCTGGAAAGTTATGACGCGCTGCATTCGCCTAAAACGGCTACGGCTATTCCTGCCACGCCGTTTACTATCACACCCACACCGCCTGCCAGTGGCACGTTTAAAAACGACATGGGGGTATTTTGGGAAGATGGCGGTCAATTGGTACGCGTGGCTTCTGCGCCTACGGCTGGACAGTATTCAATGGCGTTGGGTGTTTATACCTTTGCGGCGGCGGATACGCTTAAAAAAGTGTTCATTAAATACACTTACAGCGTGGCAACTGGCGGCAGCTCCACCGCTGAATACAATCGCTTGCAAGGTGAAGCCCCTGAATACAGCCTGATTTTAACCAGCGGTACTTACCGTGGTGTAACCGCGATGTTTGATGCGCCTATTGTGCTGGTGAAAGATATTTCCAATCCGTTTAAAAACG